ATAAATAATACGGAAGGAGGGGGTAAAACCTCTCCTCCCTTAACCTAATAAAAAAAACAATAAAATGGCTTGTACAGCACTTATACACGGTAGGGGACTCGATTGCTCAAGAATTTCGGGCGGAATCAAAAATATTTATTTTGCAGTCTATGACCAAATAACATCTTTTGCTTATGACGCAACAGCACCTGCTGAAATTGATACAATAAATTTCGGCTCAAATGATATATACAAATATGTTATGCCTCTTGGTGTTTCATCTTTAACAGATACGATAGTTGGTTCTCGTGAAAACGGCACCATTTACTATACTCCAACAGTAAATATTATATTAAATAAACTCACAAAAGTAGACCAAAACGAAGTTAAGCTTTTAGGGGCGACTAAAACGGTAATTTTTGCTGAATTGAATCAAACACTAGCTAACGGACATAATGTTATAGCTGTAGTTGGTATTGATAACGGTATGCAACTTAATGCAGGAACTATGGACTCTGGAGCAGCGTGGGGCGATCGGAATGGTTACACTCTTACGTTTGACGGAATGGAGGTTACTCCTTTTGCAATGTTAGAGGACTATACTACAGCACCTTTTGACAATTCAGGAATTACAAATTTAGGAGCAATCGTTACATCTTAATTTTCTTATCTGTTTTCTTATAATCTTAAAAGGGTAGCTTAATTGTTACCCTTTTTCTTTATTCCAAATAAAAACTGACTTTTTCTATTATATACTATGCTACAGGCAATATACCAAGAACCTATTTATACTTTTTATGTAACAACTGAAGATAGACGGATTAATCGTTCTGTTCCTGTTGCTAATTTAAGATATTTATTTAAGTTTACTAATAATATGTCGGGTGCTGTCAAGTGGTCTTTTGGACAGAAACAAGAAGTCTTTGATAGATATACAAAGGTTGAGTTTTATCCAAACGACACAGTTGCTAAACAACCTGAAAACCCATATTTAGGATTAATTGATTTAAGTCCTAATGGCTATTGGAATTATGAGGTTTATGAATGTTCAAGTGAAACAGTAATACCTACTTTAACAAATTGCAACGCACCTTTATCACCATTAGCAGATTTTGGAAGCTTTACAATATCTAATTTTGCAGGAGATGTTTTAGTAAGTGAAGTTTTTACAAATACAACATCAGTATTCTATAATAAATATGTTGAAAATCTTGATGGTTATGATGTGTCTTCTATTCAATATAACCCTATTGAGCAATTAAGTTGTGGAGTAACACTAGGAACACAAGTATTACCAATACAACAGCAAGCACTTTTTGGAGAAGTGCCATATACAGAAATACAAAATTGCGTACAGACTGCTACAGGAATTACTTTTGATGTTGTATCAAATATGCCTATTGGATATTCTTATGCGTTTAGACAGGCAGGTACAAGCATTGACTTCCAAATTACAGATATAACAACATTACCACAAATAACTTCACATTCAGTAGCTCAACATACACCATACATTCTTAACAATGTAGAAATGTATTGTTACACGCTGCCGGGAGGTGCAGCAGGAGGTGGGGATGACACTTTTAATAAAATTCATAACATTTATCCTCATAAAAAACCAACTGATAGATTTGGTTGTACAGTTAGATTGATAGCGAACCACGAACAACTTGATGATGGTGTTGTGGTTAAAAAAGGGACTGCTTGGGTTATGGCTTCAAATGGTGATACTTTGAATAGTACATCTTCAGGTCTTTTGAATATTAATGGTGAAGTAGAAGAAGGTAAACTTTATGTAGAAGAAAAAGCAGGAAGTGAGCAAGTACAATACTTAGAAAGAGGTGGTCAAGTATTATCTTTAAAGATAGATAATGTAGGGACAGGATATACAACAGCACCTATCTTGACAATAGTAGGAACGAACACAGGGCAAGCAACGGCAACTTGCACAGTTTTAGGAGGAGTTATAAATACAGTAACAATAACAAATTCAGGAAACGGATATACTGAAACACCATTAGTAACATTATCAGCAAGTGCAGGAACAGGCGGTGTTATAACAGCAAGCATACTAGAAAACAATTATATATATATACAATAAAAAATTATGGCAATAGAAAACGTACAACAACTCTTAACAGAGCAATTAGGAAAAAATAGATGTGATGTTATCACGACAACAGCTATGACAGGAAAAGACTATTATGCAGTTCACTTTGTTACTGAAAGTGTGATAGCTTCTATAGCAGCGTCTAATATTCAAACAGGAACAGGAAGTGCAGCAGCAAGTCTACATACGACAATGGCAGCAGGGACTACTTTATTTCTTAACGTAACCGCAATTACTTTAACAAGTGGTTTGGCTGTTTGTTACTATGATCAAGTAATATAATGTTAGCTTTAAAACAAGCTCTTAGTCTAGTGTCAACGAAAAAGACAGGAACAGTTACTGCTTGGAGTCCTTCTGATGAAGGTTCTAACCTAATTGCTTGGTATAAAAACAAAGTTGGAATATCTTTAAATGGTTCTGAAGTTGAAGGTTGGATAGATTCTTCTGATAGTGGTTTACATACAATGGAACAAGCCGACCCTGACGAAAGACCTGTATATAATGCAGCTACAGGTTCTTTAACTTTTGATTCTTCTGTTTCGTCTAATTTACAAACTTTAACTCAAATGAGTTTTAGTGGTGAATTTAGTATTGGTTTTAAAATGAACGCTACAGGAACTAACAACACTATCATAGGTGATAACACTACTTCAAATGAGTATTTTAAAATAACATCCGCAACAGGATTAAGAGTGAAGACTGATGCAGACTTAGGGAATTTGACAGTAGTTGATAACACTTTGACTGACGTCTATGTACTAGTTACAAGGAATGCGTCTAATGTTGTTCGGTTTTCTGTTGATGGAGTTCTTCAAGCAAGTGCTGTAACAGTTACAGGAACTTCAGATATTGATGCAATAGGAATTAGAGCTACTAACGTGAACTCTTTTGACGGAGAAATTTTTGAAGTTCAAATCTATGACACACAAAATTCAACTTTGACTTCTAATATAAACACTTACTTAGCAAATATATAAAATGGATAAAATAATTTCAGTAGATTTAAGCACATCAACAGCTCCTTTAGTACAAGAAGTTAGAGGAAAAGATTACATTGAGTACGGGGACGCAAATGGAGAATGGAGAAACCTTTACCCACAGTTCTTAATTGACCTTTACTATTCTAGTTCAATAACGGCTGCTATCGTAAACGCTACTGCTGAAATGATTAGCGGAGAAGACTTAGTTATAACAGATGAAGATGATAGAGATGAAGAAGCAAGAGTAAAGCTTCAAAACTTTATGAATAATGCTAATGGAAATGAAACTTTACACGAGGTCTTGAAAAAGGTAGCATTTGACTTCAAGCTTCAAGGTGCGTTTGCTCTTAATATCGTATGGTCAAAAGACAGAACACAGATAGCTGAAATCTATCATATCCCTGTAGAGAAAATTAGATGTGAACATCCTGATGAATTTGGAAAAACTAGAGGTTATTATGTTTCTGGCGACTGGGCAAACACAAGAATGAACAAGCCTTATAGAGTTCCTGCTTTTAATGTAAACGATAGAACTTCTCCTAACCAAATTTTATATACAGGGCTTTACAGTCCTAATATGAACTCTTATTATACTGCTGACTACATCTCTTGTAATAATTGGAGTTTGATAGATTCTAAAGTTTCTGAGTTCCATCTCAACAATATATCTAATGGCTTCACAGGAAGCTTTATGATTTCCTTTGCGAATGGAATTCCAACGGCAGAAGAAAGAAGACAGATAGAACAAAGCTTAGAAGCTAAATTTACCTCAGAAAAGAACGCTGGAAAATTTGTATTGACATTCTCAGATGATAAGACTAGAGTTCCTGAAATAACTTCAATAAGTCCTTCAGATTTAGACAAGCAGTATTTGGCACTCCAAGAACTACTTACTAGCAACATCCTCTCAGGGCATAGGGTGACTTCTAAGACAC